GGAGCCCGTCGGATTGGACCCGCGCAGCCTGATGACGTTGCGCGCCGTCGGCCTTGGCTGCCCCACCACCTGGGGCGCCTCCGGGGTGGGCGCGATGTGGAACGTCCCCAGGTCCGAGTCGGTCGTCAGCGACCCCAGTAGGTTGTTGCCCAGGTCGTCCGTGATGGTCTTCTGTCCAAACGCCAGGTCGATTGTAACAGTGCGGCCCGGCCCGATGACACTCGACAACTCGATCTTCTCCCCCGTCGTGACGTTGTCGATGATGGGGTTGTCGACGGGTCCCACGATCACGATGGTGGGCAGGCTGGCCCACGTGCCTGTGTAGTCCAGGTTGGTCGACACATCGATCAGGCCCCCACCGAACTCGATGGGGAACGTGATGGGGAACACCAGCTCCGCGTCCAGCGTGAAGGCCAGTACGAGGTCGACCCGCGTCGGGTCGAACCACAATGGGTCATGGGCGATGAACCGCAGGACCTCGTCAAAGGCCCACTCGTCCCACTCGTCGACGTTGCGCGCCTCAAACCGCGGTCCATCCTGGATGAACACGTTGAGGTCCCTGACGTCCCCGTTGGCGGTCACAATGCGGAATGTGCCTGTAACGACCGCGGTGGCCGTGGCCTGCCGGTTGGGGCGCAGGTCGTTGAGAATGTCGGCCCGTCCGTCCCACCACGTGGCGCGGCTTTTGAATTGCTGGCGCTCGCGGAGTTGGATGACCCGCGGTGTCAGGTTGAAGTCCCGCACCGTCTCCCCGTCCTGGTTGGGGCCACGCTGGCTGATGTACTGGATGGGCGCGGTGCCGAAACCACTCATCGACATCACGAAGCGGCCCGTTACATGGGGTGTGACAAGCGGGTACTCGATGCCATCCGGGGTGATATACAGGATGGTGCCGGGCGGTGCGCCAGGCGCGGCGCCGTAGGTCCCGCCAGGGGGCACGATCGGCGGTGGTGGGACCGGGGGTGGGGGGGGCGCCCCGGCAATCTCTATCGAGTTGGTGAAGTTGGTCAGCCGGCGGCGGGTTACGTTGCCCCCACTGGTCCGGTTCCACACGGGCTCTATCCGACCGCCCCCGATGCCGATGCTGATATCCTGCCAAACGGCCCGTAGCTGGTCGTATGCCGCATCGTTGTAGCGCGCCGAAACGGCCCCCCACGTGGTACCACCATCGCCGGATAGGCGTGAGTAGACGCCAAGGTCCCCCTGCCACGTATCAGCCGGTATTCCTACCCACACCGCGTAGAGGTCGTCGGTCTGTTGGTCGATGGCCAGGGCGGTGAACTTGTGCTTCTGCTCGGCGGTGAAGATGTTGGTCTTCGCCGTGAACGTGGTGGAGTCCTCGCAGTCGAAGATCAGGCCATCGGCGTTAAAGAGCCCCATGTCGGTGATGAGGAAAAGCATCGTATGCCCGTCCGAGTGGCGCGGACACGCCCCGATGCTCCATGTGGTGGTGAACCGCTCCTCGACGGCGGCGATCACGGCCGATTCCGACCAGCTATTTCCGCTCCGGTCGTAGACTTTGAGAGTAACCTCTTTGGCCGAAACGTCCTGGTAGAACGCCCAAACGTCGTTATCGTCCGTCTCGTTGCCCGGCACCATAAACCCGCGGTCCACCAGGTCGCCATCGGCAGGATCAGCCGATGCCCCAAAGGTAACGCCCCCATCGGTGGATACACGAAAGCCGCGGGCCGCGCCGCCGCTATTGTGCGTCCAAAACCATATGCAGAGATTCCCACCGCGGGCCTTGACGATATCGACAAAGCTGGCACCAGTCCCGGCACCGTTCCCCCAACTCTGGCCGAATGAGGAGGCGGTGCCACCTATGTGGACCTGTCGCTCCGCGCCGAGGGAATCATCTGCGGTGTCCAGTTGGCGATAGCGGACGATGACGTTGGCGGGGACCTCGCCGCTGAAGTAGGCGATATGGATGATCGTGCCAAAGTCACCGTCTGTCTGGCGGTCATACCAGACGGCCAGCTTCGTTACCGCATTTGCCGCCGTGGTGGCGCTGAAAACCACTGGCGCGCTCCAGGTCGCCCCCCCATCTGGCGTTTTGGCGTAGACGTAGAAGAGGCTGTCCTCTTTGTAGAAGTGATAGCCCACCAGGGGCGTGATCCAGACGGTGTTCTTGAATGCCGTGGTATTGGCGGCAGCCCCGCTGGTCTGGGCATCGATGATTACATCGACCATGCTAGGTCGCCAACCGCATCATAATGGCCTCCAGGTCCAGCCGGATGGAGGCGGGGTCCTGCTGTCGTGTGTAATTGGCCGTCACGTTGAAGGTGTTGGACCGGGACATGCCCATCGGTACGACCTGGGCCTGGGCGGGCAGGTTGACCAGTTCCGGCCCGCGCTCGCCCACGACGGCCATCCCAGGCGTCCGTTGCACGCCGCCCTCGGCAAAGCCGCGGATGCCGGGCACGTCGATGCCGGTGAAGGTCTCCAGTACCGTCAGGGCCGCGGTCAGGGGGTTCATTAGCTGTAGGACGAGCCGGATGATGTTGACCACGCGCCTGACGCCTGCCTCGTATCTGTCCCAAATGATGGCCCCGGCGATCAGGGCCGCGGTGATGCCCAGGATTGTCAGGGTGATCGGCGAGAACGCCACACTGAGCAGGAAGCCCGCAACCGCCGCCGCTGTGACGCCCCCGGCAAAGAGGAAGAAGACCACCGCCAGGCCAGGCAGGACGATGCTCAATCCTATCAGCGCCACGCCCAGGCCGCCGACAACCAACGCCAAGCCGAAGACCAGCAGGGTCAGGGTGGGGAACCGCTCTGCCATAGCAGTCAGGAAGTTGATGACCGGCTCCAGCACGCGCACCAGGCTCAAGAGCGCGGGCACCAGGGACGCCCCGATCGTGATGAAAAGCTCATTGATGTTGTTGCGGGCGACGCCTATCTGGCTCGCCGCGCTGGCAAAGCGCCTCTCCTGTTCAATAACCAGGGCGGTGTTTTCCTTGAAGGCCTCGCTGGCGATGACCAGGTCGTCGCGCAATTTGGTCCCGGCACCGCTTAGGGCCAGGAAGGATCGCACCAGCCGCTGGTCCTCCAGTCCAAGTGCCCGCAGGATGAGAATGGCGTTGTCGCCAGCCTCCCCAAGGCCCTCGACGAACCGGTTGAAGGCTTCCCCGGCGTCCCGTTCAAACAGGTCTGCAAACTCCTGGGCGGATATACCGGCGGCGTCGGCGAAGACCTGGAGTTCGGCGCTGGTAAGTGCCACGGCTTCGTTCATCGCCAGCAGGACCCGCTGGACTGCCGTACCACCGGCCTCGGCCCGTATGCCGAGTTCCGACAGAGCGCCCCCGATGCCAAGGATTTGGGCATCGGTAAGTCCCACCAGGGCACCCGCAGAGGCTATCCGCAGGGCAAACGTCAAGATCTCCGACTCGGTGGTGGCCAGCTTGTTGCCAAGGTCGACGATGGTCGACCCCAGCCGGTCGAACGTATCCTGGCCACTCTGCGTGATGTTGACCAGACGGGCCAAGGCCGTCGCAGCCTCCCTGGACGCCAGGTTGGTGGTCACGCCAAGTCCGGCCATGACGCGGGTGAACTCCTCGATGGCCTCGACTTGGATGCCTAGCTGGCCCGCCGCCTCGCCCAGTCCTGAAAGCTCGACCGCAGTAATCGGTATCTCCTGGGCCATGTCACGGATGGCTTTTTCCAACTGGGCAAACTGTTCCTCCGTGGCGTCGACGGTCTTCTGCACGCCGATGAAGGCGGTCTCGAACTGGATGGCCGACCGGAGGGACAGGAAGCCAAGACCTATGAGGGGGGCCGATATGGCAGTCAAGGCCCGGCCCGCCTGACCGGCGCCCTGCGCTAGCGCCTGGGTGCTCTTGTTGGCCTGCTGGATCGACCGGTTGAACCGGCCCATGTCGCTGACAAAGCGCCCGATGCCTTCGACAACTGCCTGAACGCCAATGCGCTCGAGTGTCATCTTCGCCGTGCCCCCATGCGTCGTCCGGTCCCATTGCGGCTCGCTGGCCGCTGGCGCTTAGTCACTTCACGCGACATAGCGTCGCCCTGATGGAGTTCGATGAGTCGATGCAGCCGGTAGAAGGCGATGCCCATCACGCGCTCCTCCATTGGGAGCGCCACCCAGGCGGTCCAGGTGTAGAGGCCGAATCTAGCGGCTTGCCGCTCTTCGGCGCTCGGCACGATTCCTGGGAGCAGGGACCTGTACTGTATCCCCGTCTGCACGGCGTCCGTTGGCTGCACCTTCTGTATCGGCTGGCCGTTGACGGTAACCCTGAAAGGTGTCGAGGGCCGCCTCGACATCCACCTCCGGTGCGCCAGCGTGCGCCAGCAACCGCCGGGCGAGGTCTTCCAGATCATCGGCGGTCGTCTTGAGCAACAGCCACTGGACCAGGCGTAGCGTGGGATTGTCCGGCAGATCGAACTGTAGGACGACGGTGACGTGGGTGGCCCATTCCTCGCTGTCGTACTTTGGAATGCCATCGGGGACCTCATCGACTGTGATGCATTCCGCCGCCAGGATGCTGACGGTGCGGGTCCCCATTTGCATCGCCCACTTGGCCTTGGCCGCTTTGTAAGCAGGGTCATCCTCATTGGGTTCCTGCCGATCGCCGCGATCTGCCCGCGTGATCATGGGCGGTTTGGGTTCGTCGGCCTCGCTCTGGTCACGCAGCATGACGAGGTGCATCGGCGAGGCATCCTTGAGACTCAACTTGATGCCGTTGGTCAGAGTGAATACATCCGGGTCCATCGGCCCAACCTCCTAGCTAGGCCCTGCGCCTTTGGTGATGATGCCGTCGAGCCCGTCGTCCGCCAGACCGCCCGCATAGACCACGTTGGGGCTGTCCGGTCCCTCGCTGCACGGGGCCACGGCATTCCAGTGGTCTGCCAGCGGCAGGGCCGTATTGTCCTCAGGGGCGGTGTACCATTCCTGGCCGCCGTCGATGGTCCGTAGGATACGGCCCAGTGGGGCCGTGGTGTCGTGCGACATGTAGCCGACCACATCGTTGGCGAACTTGATGTCCCGGACCACACCGGTACCGCTGCCAGGGAAGGTTTTCTCAAACCAGGTTGCCCCACCGTCCAGGGTGTACCATAGCTGGCCGCCCGCGTCGCCGACCCACCATTCGTCCTCGGTCTTCATCCACACGGTGTTGAGGGCGACCCCAACGTTCGGGCCGGTGATCAGATTCCAGGTATCGCCCCCGTTGTCCGTGCTTACCACGGCGTTCAGGGCGCCCACGGCCACGACGTGGTTGATGTCAAAGGCATGCACGTCAACCAGGTCCTGCGCCGTCACGATGCCCGCGTCTTGGACGACCACAGCGGCTGTCGGGTCCGTAGCAAAGTAGATGAAGCCGTTCGCGCCCACTATCCACGTGTGGCGGGGTCCGCCACTCCAGATGGCCAGAGGGCCGTTGCCTGCGACGAAGCCGGTCGGCATCTCGGTCCACGCTTCGGTGCCGGCCAGCACATCGGCCAGCGGTGCGAAGTGGATGCTTTCGCTATCCTCGGAGATCACTATGACGTTGGCGCCCACGCACGCAAGCTCATCGGGGTCCTCGTCAGCCGCCAGGGTCGCAATGGTGGTCTCGCCATACGTCACTCCGGCGTCCTGCGTGAAGATCAACTCTGCGGGTAGGCCGGGGGAGCCGCCGATTGTCAGGGACAGGAACAACGCCACGTCGCAGCCACGGCTGGTAATGCCACATTCGCCGCAGGCTGCGATGTCACAGATGATGGCGTCGACGATCTCGTTGACTACCTCGGACTGGGCCTGCTCCTCGTATTGCATCCGGTAGATGCTGAACATCAGTTGGGCCGATACATCGATCTGTTCGTTGACTAGGGCGGTCTGGTCCGGCGACAGTGCCCCAAGCTCGTCGGTGGAGTACT